GTATTTATCATATATTTCCATATCATTCAATGATGTATAAACATCTTTTAAGTGTTTTTTTCTATGGTGGTGAAACCCTCTATTGGGTTGAGTTTTATCTTCTTCAAACTCTAAATAATCATTAAATGTTGAAAAATCATATGGGGCTACAATTCTCAAAACATCTTCATAAAGGTTTAGTAATTCTAGTTTTTCACTTTTTACCTTAGAAGAATCCATTAACTCTGTTTTTAGTTTGGGGATTATCACCTCTTTATAATGTTCAACTTCTTTTATATCAAGCATTTTTAAACCTCCATTTAAATCCTCCAGAGGTATTTTGCTCCCCCGTACAACATTTCCCTATACCTCGTCTACATAAACCCAGTTCCCTAGAAGCCACTGAAGCTGAGTCCCATTCTCTTATAAATTCCCCATCCAAAGAAAGTTGTAATATAGGTTTATTAGCTAACTTCCTATTTTTATTTCTTTTTAGACCAAGACTTATGTTTTTCTTATGTTCTTTAGTTAAAGTTTTCCCAAGTTGCGATTGTCTTATTCTTTCAACTGTCTCTGGAGAACGCTTTAACCCAGTTATCGCTTTCTTTATATTTTCAATATGTTTTTTAGAAAGTTTTTTACCAGTTTGACTTTTACTCATTTTTTCTAAAGTCTCTTTAGCAAAAGTGCGATTTACTCCCCCACCTGTTTGGAGGTTGTAACCATTAGGAGATAATGTATCCCATTTTGAAATCAACTCAATTTCCTTTTCTTCGGCTTCATCTAAGGTTAGACCAGTAAATAATATTTCGTGTGAAAATCCATCCCAACCATACTTCTTTATTGCATTATAAAAAACAGAACATTCTTTGTAACCTTTACCATTACTCCACCTTCTTTTGGGGTTTAATTTGGTTATTCCGATGTATTTTTTACCTGTTATTTTATTGGTATGACAATACACTTTGTAATTTTCTTCCAAACTATCACCCCTTTATCCCATGACCCAAATATCTAAATTCCTCACCAGAGCCATTTCATAGTCCTCATAACCTCTAACATCTCCGAAAGTCCAGACCTCATCTGCAACTTCCAAACCCTTCATTTTCTCGTCATAGGATTTTCGGTGTCCAAAGAAAAAGTTGTGATTGTAACCTTCCTCTTTCAGTTCTTGCTTTATCTCGTCAAGTGAGAATTGTCTACCAAATATCACATAAACATTATTCATAGTAATCTCCCTCTATTTCCTCATCAGTTTCTTCCCCATTATCTTCCATGTAAAAGCCGATTCTATCTGGGTCATCCCATTTTTCTTCAGCACCTTCTTCAAACTGCATATCCACTTCAAAGAACTCAACTTCCTTACAGTTTATTACTGAAACTTTATGATAACCTTGGAATCCAACAGTCTCTCCATGAGCCATTGATTCGCTTAGGTCGGTGATTACTGGTTCTAAATGAAATCCACTCGTATCGACATAGTGCATATTTCCAGATTTAGTATATAATCTTAAACCCAATGTATATTCACTTCCTTTCTGTCAGTTCCATCCAAAGTGATTATCGGCATTAAGTGATTCGATGTTGGCTCGTATAATCTGTTCATAGCGTACCCACCGTAGTCAGAGAAACTCGGAACAACTACTGGGGTAACTGGGGTCAATCTCACAACCTCATTTTTCATATCCATAACAATTTTAGCTGGAAACTCACTACTTGCTTGGTGAATGTGTCCAGACATAAAAACGTCCATCCCATCAACATAGGGTACGAACTTTTTAACTTTGGGTTTACTTCCACCATGACTTGCGACCAAACCATAACTGAATTGTCTATCAGCAGTCCTTTGACCGACATTTACTTTTATAAACGCCATATTTTCTCGGTATAGATGCTCCAAATCCAACTTAGCCATAACATCATACATCGGACAATCCCCTGTTTCTCTGGTAGACCTGTGTTCGTGATTCCCTTGTACCCCTGCCAAAATCAAATGTTTTATATCCATCAATTCTTCTGCCAACATACGCTTTTGCTCTATCGGTGACATTGTAGCTTTGTAAACATCGGTCTTGGAGTTCTTCAATCCGTTATCAATCATATCTCCAAGTAACACAACCCTCGAAAACGGGTCAGCCAAAATCTGTTGTTTCCATGATTTCCATTTCTTATAATTAAACTCTGGACTGCCAAAATGTGTATCTCCTATCGGGTAAATATTCACATAAGGCATATCCTCGGGTAACTTCCAAACAATCATATCATAATCCGACTTCATCTCAAACATTTAATCTCTCCCTTTTTTAAAATTCACTGTCATTGGTACAAAGGTCACTGTAATTTCTGGAACACCATCTATCCCACCAGTGTATTCAAACTCTCTAACCCAGTTAAGTGTAACCCCGTCAATTTTTATCTGGACTTTTTCGGGCTTACTTTGGATTATTTCAACGTCATTTCCAGTCAACTTCTCCATCCAAAAAACATCTCCCTTTTTATATTATTTTACACACGTTCCAAAAACATGAGTACTTACTACACATTAAAGGCAGTTTATCCGAACTCTGCCAAACGGGGATTTTTCCAGTGGACTTCTCCCAGCCCATCCAGAACTTTTTGCCTAGTGGGTTTAAATTAATTAATAACCCTATCTCGGATACTAAGCCACCCAACCAGTTAAGTAGGTCTGGTAACCTTACTACTACATAGTATTGACCTAGTGCTATGTCACCGTAGATTTACTAACCTAGGAGTTCATCTATCACCCTTGGCTACTTCAATGAGAGGTATGGTGGTCTAACCAGAAATATAGGAAAATTTATCCCTACACTATATTATATCCGATTTTCGTCAAATAAATTCCAAATTATACAAAATATTTTAAAAATTCTGAAACTTTTTCCAAAATCGGTCAGATTATTCAACCAAAACCCGTAAGTTTTTTTAATTCGGGCAACATTTTCTCCAAATCCAAAGAATTTCTGGGTACTTTTAAAAAAACTCCATAAGAATACAGTCACACTTTAGCGTACGAAAACACTTAAAATTTACCTTCGGGTGCTAGGGGGTGTAACGTGTACAGATACCACCACAGGGTATAGGGGAAGGGGGTCAATGTCAGAATATTCTGAATTTTGTGAAAATAAAAAAGTACCCATCACAAAAATGTAATGGATACAATTTTAGTTAACTATTTTTTACCAGCCAATGTAGTACAATCAAGGGTAACAATATGATATATACTACCATAAACCACCGTCCAGTATAATTGAATAGCCTTTTAAATAACTGTCCTTAATATCGTAGTAGCTTAATCTTGGTATATATTCGTTCAAGAACCACCCAATTTGCTTCCTAGTTGTCATAGAATATAATCCAGTGCAATTAATAACCTTAAATAATCCATCATATTCTACATTTATAACCATAGTGTTATAACTCCAAAATTCAAATCCCTTATTCGTAAATTCAACGTGGCACTGTGCGTATTTATGACCGTCTAATTTTTTAATCATTGAAATATTCCTCCAATTCGTTGTATGCTTCCTCATCTATACTATCTAGTAATGCCATTAGCTTGTCAATATTGTCCTCTATTTCCTCATCTGATAGTCTCCTAACGGGTATCTCATAGCCGTTAAATGTCTCGTATTGTCTCATATTTATCCCTCCATATCCATTATAAAGTCTACTATATCCTTACATTGAGATTGATATATATAATTGTCCAGTGCCTTTTCAATGTTAGCCTCGCAACCATATCGGTAATATAAATTTTCTAACATTCTACCATAACTACCTTGTGACCTTGCCAGACCTTTTATATCTTCTAGTAATTGCCAGCCCTTGTAGTTAGTATTTATTTTATCCATTTTTTAATCCTCCATTTCATCATATACTAATATCATACTATCATTCACGTAATATGCAAAGCTGAATTGTATCCAGTCAAATACCATGTTACGCAGGACCCTATTAATTAAGCGTAACCTTTCTGGTAGTTGTTTATCATTCGAATTAAATTCTATGGCGTAGTGTATATCCTTTGCAATTTTACCATCTACTCCATCATACCAGTAACCTTGAATATTATCAGGGTATATCTGGTATTTTACATTTAAAACATTCAAGACGGGTAACAATCTAGGCAAACACTCACTCAAACGGGTATTTGGTATTAATAAAGATATAACATTATTGTCAAATACTTGTATGTTGCCAGTGTTCTCATAATTTGAGTATTTTATACCGTTTATTATGGAGACTCCACCAAATTTTTTAACAGCGTCTACAATGTCAAATACTTCCATTTTATTGTCTAAAATCTGATTACATTCTATCTCACTACAATTCAAACTGCCTCTATATTTCATCATTATATAACCACCTTCCACCATTTTATTATCCAATTAAGCATCTCCATATATAATGGTATCAGTGCCAGTAATAAAACCAGCACTAAAACCCTTGCCACTATTTCACATCTACATTTTTTATATACCATAAGTTAAACCCTTTCAGTTTTTTAAATTTTAATAACTCATCAACTACAATGGATGCTACTTGATAACTACCGTTAAATATACTGTAAACTAATGACCTATAAACATCTGATTTTTTAATCTCTGTAAATTCTACAATCATATTACCATAGTGTAAACTTTTCATGATATAACCTCCTAACCTTTTAAATTGAGTTTTAAGCATACCAAGTCCAGTATATAACCCTTTCATCCTCCTAGCTATCTTCCAAGCCGTATGAACCGCAAATGCGGTCTTGTAGGTATCTAGTATTCAGTTTTGCCCTGCCTGCCCTGCCTTGTCTCACCTCCTAGATATAGAATAGCATACTTAATGCACTATTGCAAGGATTATTTTAATATTTTATCGAATTATTTTAATCCTAACGTTGTGACAAAACAATGACATAAAATTTCGGGTGCCCGAATCCATCTTCAGTCGGTAGAATTTCGATTATCTGAAACTTTTTCCAGTCGCATTACATATACACTTTTTGGTATATGATAATTGTTATCAAATTAACGTTTATCTATATTTACATATTCTAATATAGACATATATACATATGCACATACTGGTATATGTAATGATACCAATAACTGAACATTCAGAAAATTATGAAAACGGTGACAGTTCCAATTCCACACACATATAGTGAATTTGAAAGTAAGGTTTGAAACCTAGCTTTGAAAGTAAGCAAAAAAAGAACCCTACTTTGAAAGTAGAGTTATAATTTGAAATCTCTTAATTTATCCATTACATCTTCTGGAATCAATCCTTCATACTCGTCAAGCACATTTTGAAAGATGATGTTTTTAGATTCTTTATAGGCTTTAGATGCTTGTTCCACAGTTTTAAATGTTCCGATATACTCGTTTTTTCCAGTCAATACACTCCTGACCTTGACTTCATACATCTTCCCTCGTTTTTGTAGACCCCTCATATCACCATCTACTTTATGCACCAATAACCCATTAATCCTAAATGGAATGATTAAACACGTTTCTGGGGAATACAACATACCATCTCCAAGAATATCTTTATCAATAGCCATGTACTCACCTTCTATATGATATTCGTTTTCTTTATACCACTTATAAAAGGCTTTGAAATCTAACCACTCATCACACATTTTAACCCCTTTAGCACCATAAGATTTGTATTCTTTATCCTCTTGGTTATAACACCTCCTTTTTATATTCTTCCACCTTGAATATGCCCTTTGATAATCATTTCTATTTTTCATATTATTCACCCCTTCACTATATTATTTCCGAAAATGTTAGAAAATATTCCATATACATAAATTTATTTACAACTTGCAGCTGCACCACACTCCCATCATACCTGTCTAACGCCACACAACGCCCGTACAACGGTTTTATCGCCAAAGTAGACCTACGCCCTAGCTGATATTACCACCACGCTTAAATCGGAGATTACAACCTTGTCTGTATATACGCTATAATTGAAAAAAAGCACCTATAAGTATGTCAAGCATACCCTAGGTACTCTTTCCACTATTACCCCCTCTAAATTTCGTTGTGGGGCATCTCTCGTTGCTCAGAATTGATTCCAGTAGTTCTACTTCACCAAGGTTGTAGATAAAAATATCTTCATGTCCTTTAACGGTAACTCATAACACCTGCCAAACACTTCCTCGTCATGCAAGGTCTGTTTGGTATACGGAACACCCTTCTTCTCCAATCTACGCATCACCTTTGCAGCGTTGGTATACAATTTCACAACATCATTAAAATAATCCACTGTAATATGCGTTTCCTTGTCCTCTTGTGGTGCGACTTGATTTAACTTTGCCATATCATCATCTCCTTTGATTCCATTATACCACAACCATCCCGAAATTGCAAGGGGAAAATAAAAAGACACCCAGAAAAATTTCCAGATGCCTTTCGAAAAGGGAGATAGATTACTCTTTGTCCAAACCAAGTTTTTTGATAGTCTCATCGACTTCTTCTTGACTTGTTCCACCACTGATATTTATGTTTTGCGTTTCGGCATAATCGTGTCCAGCCTTTAGCAAAAATACATTCATCGTTGGATATTTTTCACCACGATTTATGTACTGATTTTCCATGATTGAGTTCGCCATTTCAATTATGTCCGATATTTCCCCGTATTTACTGGGTTCTGACTGCCAAGCATGGTACTGCGACCGACTACAACCCAACCAAGTCCTAGCCCCAGCCTTGTTCGGTTTTAAATCATTGTCGGCACAAAATTGGAAATATTTTCTAATTTCATCCGCCAAATCTTCGGCACTCCAATTCGTTCCTCTAGTCGCTTTTTCCTTAACCCCTTTGTCAAAAATTGGGATTAGCTTTTCCATTACTTCACCCGACCCATCCTGTTTTGCGTTCTTGATTATTTTATCCGTCATGTTTTGTTCACCTGCCAATTCTTTTTTAGTTTGCACGTCTTTACTTTTGTAATTTCTTGGCACTTTCTTCACCCTCTAAAAGTCTGTTCTCAACCTACTCCCGAAATTAAATACCCTTACATTATATTATTTCCGAAAACTGGGTAAATTATTCCAAGTCGGGATTTACAGAAGAATAACAATGGTGTAAGCCAGTAATAAGCCCATTATCATTTAGACATACCCCGATAAATGTTGGAAAATACCGTTTACAGATATTTACAGAAGTGCCTAAAATTTCCGTTAATCCGATAGCCCTGTCTGTGACTGGATTTGAGGGTAGTCGGGAAAATGATAATAACAGTTTTCCCAATCCTGCTGTAAACCGATGGTTAAGCCATTTGTAGCCCTTTTTTATACTATATTTACAGAACTTTTAGAAAAAAAAAGTTTTTATAAAGAGATATATATAATATATAGAGAATAGGGAAAAGTGCTGTTATCTGTTAGGATTTGGTGAAGAATGTGTCAACCATCGGCAAAACTGCCATAACAGAAGTGTAAATCGTGCTGTTAATATCTGTTAAGTTCTGTTAGGAATTGGAAAATTTTAGGAGATTAGGTTGGAAAAAGGGTGATTGTTAAATTTTTAACCACCCCATTCCCTATATGTGAAAATATTTTCACGTTAATTAATCTTCATTTTCAAACTTATATTTTGGATTATCAATGCCATGCTCTAGTCTATGCAATTTCGAAAGGTCACTGATTCTAATATCATATGCCATCTCCATCAATGTAAACAGTAAATTGTAGACTTGGTTAGCATCATACCTATCATAAGCTGAATGAAAACATTGTAAAAACAAAAACCCCATTTCATTGACCATCTCACCCTCATTTTCCCATTTATCAACGTCTAAAAACATTTCTGGATAATAGTTTGAAAACAACTCTTTGGCACTCATTTTTGGATTACTCATCACACCACTCCTTTATCACGTTATTGAAATTCGCTTTCCCATCGTTCAAATACTTCATTACTGCCATTAGAAACCCCTTCTCCCTATCGAAAGGCTCATCGTCTTGGGTCTTAACGACCGTCTTACTACCGTCTTTCCAAAGGATGATTGTGGCTGGTTCGTTGAATATCACTTTGGAAATTTTAGCTGATAGTTTTTGGAACGGGGTTCTTTGGATTATCTCCCCTCTACACCAACTATCAAAACTCATAAACTCACTTATTGGTTTTCCGTCTAAATAAAACAACCCTGCTATTACTTCTTCACCCATTACTCCACCTCCCTAAAGTATTTTTCATCTACATCGAACTCTTCTCCTTCTAAATCAGGACGGAGTTTGTGTCTTAGAATCTTAACTCTTATTTCCTCATTTGGAAAAACCTCTACTACTTGCATTATAGCATCTTCTGCGGTATAGGCGTAATGATGACCCTCTATTCCAGTAATTATGTCACCGACTTGAAACGGTCTCTTAGTTAATTCTTCTTCTATTTTAATCTGCTCAACATCAGAATTGTATCTGGCGATTATGGATTCAATAGCTTTAACATCATCTACATCGTCATCCCCACCAAGTCCTACAATTTCATAAATATCGGCAAGTGCTTTTCTACTCAACTTTTCAATCTCGGTCATACCGTCATCTCCTTTTTTGGATTTTTCAATAGTAGTAGCTGGTCTCAAATGTTTCTTACATACCCACCAAGCATCCTTCTCATCTGTTGTGTGCCCGTCAAACCCTTCAAAAGACACCAACGCTGTACCATCACTATCGCTTTGGATTACTGTACCGACCATACCTTGTTCTGGCTCACAATCTGAATCATAATTTTCATCTCCGTAAAACACTTCAACTAAATCTCCAACCCTAAATTCCATTTCTTGACCCCCTTCTACTAATTCCATTAACACACTTGCGTGTTCTTCGTTTACAATCCACCCTGTTGGTCTTGGGAGTAGCCCTTGTATGTTGTGGGTTCTTCCAGTTTCAATACCAAAGTCAAGCCCATAGTATGGGGATAAAAACTCATAACCTTCATCTGGTACTTTCACTACTGTGGCAATCATTCCATTCATTGGACTTATAGTACTTCTAAATTTAACTTTATCACCTATTTGAAATTCCATCATAACCCTCCCCATATATCACTTTGACTATCTCGGCTAACTCTTTCAAATTATCTATGTCATTGGAAACTATCCCATTGAGGTCTTTAACTGCTCCTATTAATCTGGTATTGGTGTCATCTACTATTTGTATATACTCCCACATATTATCAATTCTATCATCCATAACCTTTATTAATTTCCAAAATAATAGTATTGTTGCTAATAAACTTAATACTGCTATTAATATTAAAGTATCCATACCCACTTCTTCCCTCCTTTACACTATTTCCATTAATGTACTTGTTATGCCCATTAATTATCTTTGTAAGTTGACAATACATTTAATATTACTTTTTGAATTTCATCTACAATATCTGAAACTATAAACTCTAAATCCACTTCATCAATTTTTCCGTTTTCATTGTATTGATTAAAGTTTTTAGTCGAAACTGAAAATGCCACATCTGATAAACAATCCCTATTATCTACAAACCAATCACTTATATTAGAAATTTGATTTTCAAAGAAGGCTTGTTTCTCTAATGCTTTTATTGCTGTTTTTAGTGTCTTATAAGAAAAAACATCTTCTATTAAGTCTTTATTTCCATGTCTAATTAATGTTACTTCCAAACTGTTTATTGCATTTTGAATATTTTCCACTCTCTTTCCACCTCCTATTTTATTGGTCTCAACTTATTCCCAAGGTCATCATATTCCGACCCACATTCCCTACAATACTTTCCGACCACAACTTTGTCTTGGCTATCTTTCCTTATGGTAAACACATTGTAGAATTGACTGGAATCACATTCTGGACACCGACCCCCTTTACCTATTGGCTTATTGTACTCACCACGTTTACTCATCACTATCAAATCTTTCCCCTAACCAACTCTCTAGTTGCTTTAGTCGGGATAACTCTTCTTCCTGCTCATCCAACATTTTTTGGGCTTCTTTATATCTCTCCATCCAAACTGCGATTTCATCCGTCTGTTGGAAACATTTATCTCTATACTGTTGGAGAATTTCATATTGCTCCAGACTTATTGTTACTGTTGGTGTAAATCCACAACTCATTCTACCACTCACCTCCTGCTATTTCCCCGATTACATCTTCGTCTATAATGTCTCTTACTTCGTCTTTCCAATTACCTGCTTCATCAATCTCAATTTCATTATCTTCGGCAACTTCTAATCCAATTTCTTCGACCCAGTAATCCAAGCAATCTGAACATTCTAGGAATACTTCGTCTGTACCACTTAATCTATAAATCTCATCTCCTACATACACGTCATTACCCATCTCATCATAACCCCAATCTTCTGGGTCATTGGGCAACCAATTTCCAAAACTTGCATCAAAGTGTCCTGTTCCTATCATTATTATTTCCCCCCTTTTCTTATCTTAAACCCATTATACCACACTTTATGTACCCTGTCAACCCCTAGAAGGAAATATCTTTGGAATTTTCTAGGGATTGTAGTTGAAATTGTCGGTGGTATTCTTCCTGTATCAACAGTTCTTGGACTTCATAATTAGGTTTTGACTTCTTTGGCGTTGCTTTTTTCGGCTTACTGGGTTTTAACATTTTCATTAATAGACCTCCCCATACCACTCATAGTCATATTGCTCATATACTTCCATATCCAGTAACATACCCAGCAATATCTTCATGATTCTAGTGGCTTCCCCAAACATTTCTTCAAATCCATCGTAATATGTTTTTCTATCCTTTATCATCATGATTTCATATTCCATATATTTCAGTACTGCATTTCTCATATCCCAGTAACCCACTTTTCTTAATTCCATCTCATAATAATCTTCAACTTCTTCGTAAAACCACTCAAATAATGGGTCAATTTCTATCCACTGTTTTTTAGTTTTCCTCATAATCAAACATCTCCTTCTTGGAAATTTCAGTGTAGAACAACACGTCATATTCTGACATCTCAAGTAAATAATCTAACGCATCTTCCGTCAATTTCGTTCCAGTTAATTGTCCTTCTGGGTCATACATATTCAAGTGCATCGCCTTGTAATATCTCATTCAGTATCTCCCCTTTCCTTATCTTAATACTATATTACCATAAGTTAGAGGAAAAGTCAACCCCTAAATGAATATTACTGGAATATTATTTTGGAAACAATAATCTATCTCCCTATTAACCCCCACGCTATTCAACCACTCACCAGAAACCACCATCATATCACATTTGTCCAGTAAATCTAAACACATTCTTAACCCATGTTCATATTCGGTATCATGGAACATAAAACCAAAGCAATTTATAGGACTAATAAATGTATGTTCTGGATTCAACTCAACTAATTCTCTTGTTAATTCTTCAACTTCCTCAACGTTCTCTTTTAATCCTTGGAAGGCGTGTGACATATATACTAGCATTTAATCCTCCTTTGGGATTTCTATTTCTATTATTTCTCCACCACATTTAGGACAATAATTCATGTGGTTTTCTTTTGGTGTACCATCTATTGTTTCCCACTCCAACCCACACTCTGTCTCCCAAATGTTGTAATCATATTGTTCCCACCACTTACAAGTATGTTTTTTCATCTAATCACTCCTATCCTATAAATATCTTCTTGGCTATCGCTAACAGTAAAAATAGAAACGCTACTGGTGGATACACTACTAATAGTACTAGAAACAATATAAACGCTAACATTATTCCACCTCCATTTTATATAGGTCTATGGCTTTATTGAGGTAGTATCTGGCTTTCTTCAAATCCTCTACCCCGTTCTTGTGCTTATATCTGGAAACGTATTTGATAACATTCCCCATGCAGTACCCCTCAAATTCTCCTTCCGATAGAGTGTCTTGGATATAGTCTATAACTTCTATCTCTTTGTTGGCATAATGTTGGGGCTTGTCAACTGGGTCAAAATCAAAATAATGTTCATATGCTCCCATTACAGATTCTACATCATTTTTTATATAGTTGTCATAAGTTCCTTTTAATGCTTCCTCATAAAGTACAGATGTTTCTAATACCTTGTAGGAAATCATATCATCTGACCACGCAAAAGCACCGTCATCTTCATCCACTTCATAGTAGTGACTACCAACAAAGGTTATTGTTAAAATACTGTCTTCGTAGATTCTCATTTCTGGAACAAATGATAAGTTACAATCAATATCCTCACCATCTAACCCAAATTCTCTTACCATTTCTTCCCATGTTTTGATTCTAACTTTATCGCCTACGTTGTATTTCATATTATAATTCCTCCTTATATTCAGTTACATTCAACTCCCCATCCTTACCGAAAAACAGTATATAAAACGGCAAATCATCCCATATTACCAGTTCCCGAAATAAAGGACTGTATGCTTCATACTCAATATACCTTTGAGAGTATATAGCTTCTGCTTTTAGTATAACAAACTTCGGCATTATCCGTTTCATTATAGTTTCTGGGTCATCTTCCAATAAGTCAAATGTTATATAAAATCTCCCGTATCTACGTTCCATTATACCCTCCTTATATATTCACTATGGTAGTGTTGGACTTAACCCACACCCTTGACTTATCTATTACAGTTACTACCTTGATAGTATTATTGTAAAAGCTAATCACTATTGAAATATCCTTATCGTTGTCTATGATTATAGCATCTTCGTCATTCTCTTGGAGGTCTAATAACCTATCTTTACCCAGTGCTAATATTGTTCCCGATACTACATACTCATCTACTTTTCTTTTCTTCATTCTGTCTAGTGCATGGTCTGTTGCCCTCACACTATATGTTTTACCCTCTATTGTCATGGTCGCTATTGATTTACTCATATCCAACTCCCCTTTCCTTATCTCTTGATACTATATTACCATAAATACAAGGAATTGTCAATACCCTATCTTAAAAAAGTTGAAAAAAAGAGAAGGTTTTACCCCTCTCTGTTGATACTCCTGTTGGTGTCAAATCCTTCTGGGTATCGTGCTTTAAGTTTCTTATCGTTAATATCAAGTACCTTATCCATATCTACATTATATAGTCGGAACAACCATGCAAGGTAGAACATCATGTCTCCTAATTCCTCGTCTATAATATCCCTGCTGATGGTGTGCCCTTGGTATAGTTGCTTCTTAATCAAGTCGGTCACTTCCCCTAACTCACCATGTAGACCAAAGATAGCATTTGAAATCTGTTGCTCGTATGTCAAGTCTTTGTTGATTGTCCGTTCACTGCTCATCATATATCTATCCCACAACAATTTCTTCCACCACCCCGTCATTTTTCTGGATATTATTCAGTACCTTTTTACCATTTTCAACTGTGCTTATCTGGAAATCCATATGCCCTAGGTATAAGTCTAGTATTGCTCCACCCATGAAAGCCAACATCGGGTCATTGTCCAGATAGTTCTTCTCACGCTTCAGTTTGGTCTTATAGGTCTTTTCCCATGCTGTTATACCTATCTCTTGGGTAAACTCGTAAAAAGACTTCTCGGTGTATATGGAGACCCTTAGACCGTACCCCTTGATTTTCTTTAGTATCGCCAGAAATTGTTTTGGTTGTTTCTCCCAATCTCCTGTGAAGATGATACCCTTATTGATACCATCTTCTGTAATTTCTTGGAAAATCTCTTTCAATTTGTATGGTGTGGCTTTCTTATCCTTGGTATTGGAATGAAGGATGACACCTTTGAACGGTGCTTCTCCCTCAACTCCATGTATAATTTTTGAAATCCGTATCTTCATTTCTTATCCACTCCTAACATTACTCTTACCAATAGTATTAGAAAGTACACTCCAATGGACAATCTCCAACTAAAGTAATACCCGAACCCCCATGATACTACAAAGGTTATTCCAGCTACTATTAGAAATGATACTAATACACTTAACGCTACAATTATTGTTGCTTGAAATCTGTCACTCATCTAATCCCTCCTTATATTGAACATGGACTATATCCACAATCTTGACATTCTTCACACCCTCCTGCATGGTTCATATGTCCACCACACATCGGGCATACATCTGGATTCTCGGTCAATGATTCTATTACAAGTTCATCAATCTTGGATTTTAGAAAGTCAATCTCATCGGTTCTGGACTTCGGCTTATCAGTTGTCAATATCCCCTGTCTCATACAGTTGTCTCTATATATGGTAACTCCCTTCAACCCCATGCTCCAAGCGTACTCATATAGGTCTTGGACTTGCTCTACTGTGGTTTCTTCTGGAAGGTTCACTGTGGATGATATACTGGCATCTATATATTGTTGCCACGCTGATTGAACGTCTATCCTATCTCGGTATGGTATTTGCCCAGATGTGACAAAATATTCTGGCAATTCGCTTTCGGACTTTAACCCATGCAACTCCATATACTCTTTTACAATTGGGGTATATACCCTATAATACGCATCTTCGTTGTGGAGTGTTTCTGATTTACGGGTATAGCTTATTTGAAAGATTGGCTCTAACCCTCCAGAAACACCTATCATCGTTGAAATACTCCCAGTTGGTGCTATTGTCAATACTTGGGAATTTCTCAACCCGTACTTCTTCACCATCTCTTTGGTTTGTATCGTTGTGTTATCTCTAAAAAATGGAGATTTGAAAACTGATTCCTCATCATACCTTGGAAACGTTCCTTGGTCTTTAGCCATATAAGATGATTTTTGAATTGCTCTGTTAATCATAAAGAACCCTATATCGTGGATTAGTTTTATTGATTCTGGACTACCGTATCTGATACCCAACTTGATAAGCATATCTGCAAATCCCATCAACCCCAACCCTATTTGTCTCAACTCTTGTGATACAATCTTCTGTTCCTCTAACGGGTGATTCTCCATGTTGTCATCTAACACTTCATTAAGGTACTGCACCCCATTGTCAATCATCCTACCAAAACTATCGAAATTGAAAGTGGCATCTTTGGTAAACGGGTTCAAGACAAATTCTGAAAGGTTTATAGAGGATAAATTACAACTACCCATAGGGGGTAGAGGTTCTTCTGCACCTTACTACTCTTGCTTTCACAAGCCGATAAGTATCGTTGTAGTCTGGACTATACCATCTACTAAAAAGTAGGGGTGATGGTAGTCTCTGGGGGTTTCCATTTTCTGGACTTCCCTGCTGATTGCCCATTGTAATATCTAACAGATTGTCACACTTTGGTACTGTTAGCTTTAGGGGTTTCCAGCATATACACCCTTTTACATCCGCATACAAGTTTACGGATTAACTCCAGCATATTCGAAAGTTGGGTCATGGCTCATCAAATGCCAATTATCAATTTTATCTTTGAACAACATCCCTGGCTCGGCACTATTCCAGTTGTTTTCGGCTATTTTACGGAATATTTTTCTGGCATCTACTTCTTTTGAAATCACTTCCCCAGTTGCACCGACTTTAAATTCTAGTGTAAATTTATCCCCTCTCATTACAGCATCCATGAACTCATCTGTTATATTCACACTGATATTGGCAAACCTAACTCTGTCACTATCTTTACTTTTAATATCTATGAAATGCTCTATATCTGGATGGTTTACATCAATATTAATCATCAATGCACCTCTGCGACCCTTTTGTCCAATCAATCCAGTAACCATTGAGTATAAATCCATAAAGCTAGTTGCTCCCGTTGTGGTACTTGCTGAATTTTGGACTTTAGAACCCATTGGTCTAAGATTTGAAATATTGATTCCACAGCCTCCCCCATATGAATATGTTTTAGCAAGATATTTTGCAGTGTCGAAAATGGATTCAATGTTATCTTCAATCTTTGGCATCACATAACAATTAGAAAGAGTTACATTCTTACCATGATACTTTAATCCTCTACCTGCTAAAATCCTGCCTGCTGGAAGAAATCTCTTATCTCGGATAGCTTTTCTGATATAATCGTTACCCCCAGAAACCCTGTCAAGAAATTCTGGAAAAGTCTCATTGTCATATCTGTACTTCTTATCGTAAATGTCCTGTTGCAATTCGGTCATATCCCAACCTTTTTCCCTCAACTCATTCTTTTTGGCTCGGTATAGGATATATGTCTTAGATACGTCAAATCGCCCATATTCGGCTAGTAATTGTTCAATAGCATCTTGTATTTCCTCTACGCTTATAACCTCGTCATCGTCTGACAGGTTCTCTAGGTTATCTTCAATGTCATTCGCTATGTCTATCGCTACCCCAAAATCTGTTCCTTGCTCTGTTTCTACCATAGCACTTGTTATTGCATTTACTATCTTGGAAATATCAAACTCACATTCCCGACCATCTCTTTTAATCACTTTCATCTGACCACTCCTTGTGCAAAATCTTTAACAGGAACTATGCTTACAATTTCTGATATTATCTCACTACCCTCAATAGAGTATAAATAAGTTGTAACTTGTTGGTACTCGTCACTCCCCCAATCTATTGTTAGACTTACTGGACAATCAAATTGAAACCCATCTTCATCTCTAACCGTAACTATATAAGTGTTCATTTAATCCTCCTCATCTTCAAGGTATTCTTCTAAAGCTGTCATAAAATCTAACATTTCCCTTTTATCTTGGGTGTCTAAGTGTGATGCTAATATACAACCTCTTATCACATCTATTTGATGTTGACCTTCAATTGATAATCCTTTTTCTTTATAATATTCAATCATATTCATTGACTTTATCCCCTTTCCTGTTACACATAAAAAACATATTGTGTGATTATCTATATACCCTATTATACCACAAACTCTATTTGGTGTCAATACATAATTCTTTGAAATACGGTAAAGTTTCAATCCACTCCAGCATTACACCCCACTCCCACTCGTCTCTATGGTGTTTTCTTTGGTGATACATTCTCATAAGTTCTTCATAATTAGTATCCCATGTTCTCATCTGGATAAAACTTTCTGGTAACAATCGCTTCATCGCTACAACATATTTATAATCCTTTTCATTCTCGTACATTTGTCTTAGGTAGTTCAATTCTTGGATGACTGTATCAACCACCCTTGAATATACCCCATTATACATATCTCCAAAGTAGAAATCATCCTTGGTAATCTCGTCTTTGAAAAGTGTGTTTATCGTGGATTCCGAATTTTTAGTACCGAATTTATAAATGTCCAACTCCTGCCAAACATATCTCGGCATTGTCACGTTTGCGAATACCTTAATTTGTCTTAGGAATTTCCGATGTTCCGAACCCCCTTTGATTAGTTTCTTGGCAAGTTGTTTATCGTTCTCACCCAGTACAAAAGTCTCACCGAACAAATCTGGCTCAACTGAATAGCTGTCCATTTTTGAGTGGCTGTTAAAAGGATTTCTCATACCTCTTATTGCTGGATAAAACCCTGCTACTTCAAGTGTTTCTACATATATCAATCCCATATTATACCTCCAATCTAGTTATTTTACCAATTTTTTTGAATCTTGCAGTTGATTGATTTATTGCTGATAAAGAAGAATATGCGTTTAATTCTACAAATGTATTTGCGTCTACAACTGTGTATGGGTAGCTAGTTGAATTATTATTTTTTATGATAAAAGCGTAAACCCATTCTGCATCTCCAATCCCCTTGTAGATGACTAAATCACCCAACTCTATACCTTCAATTTCGTTCGTAATTATTATTTCCATTAGTCACTCTCCTTTAATGATTCAAAGTAATCATCCAATACTTCTTGGGCAACTTCCATAAACTCCCATAAAACCTCTAAATGCTCAATACTTACATACTCAAACATTCTGTTCCCTACAAATTTCAAGTTATACCCCTCACTATCCATCACCCAGTATGCAAGGGTAAAACAAAAATCCTCGCCATATTCCCCCTTGCTCCACTTGACTAATTCTATTGTATGGTTTTTATCATCTTCACTAAATCTAGCTAATCTTTTAGGTGCAGACCTTAACTCGAAATATTTAAATTTTATATTAAAATTGAGATTCATCACTCACTCTCCTTTAATTCTTTATTTATATACAACCTTAACCATTTTAATCCCCCTAGTGCATCTGTTATTGGGTTGGGAGAAACGTACATTCCTTTTTTATTCTCATCGTCTATTTCAGTTAAAATATTTATAGCTGTTTCCAATGCTTTAACTTCTCTATTCCCCACCATTATAATCACTTCTTTTGCCATAGCAACCTCCCACACATAGGACAATAGTTTATTTTAAATGTAGCCCCACCAGTTAAGTCTAAACCGCCATTTTCCTCAATTCTCCACAAATCTAAATCCCCATTATCATAAATATACAAGTCATAACCACTGTCTTTCCAGTATATGTCTAATGGGATACTGTGTAGATTTTCTGATTCACACCACTTACACATTTAAAAACCTCCTTAATATTACCAACCCCTTACCCCTTGCAACTCGTATCTTCCAGTCTCTAAATTATATTCATATATTTTTGTTTCAATAGGAATTGGATACATCCCATAAGCATATTCAGAAATCATAGCATATCTATAAGTGTACTCAAAAATATCAGTTTCATTATTTATAACAATTCTATTTGCTACTGAAAAATCGTTAAACAATCCCATTAACCTACCGATACCATCCCACGCATCATCCTTATCATTGGACACTAATATCTCATAATAGTACACTTCAATCACTCTCCTTTATATACACCCTGACAACATTACCATCTACACTCATCGGCTTACTGCTATACCCGTATTGTTTTTTAATCTCCCTACCTAAATTCGACTTACTTAGTGCTTTGTACCCATTCTTACCACACCACATCTGATATTGTTGATACACATCGCTAGTACTCTCGTTTTCTATTTTCGGGTCGGCATCATAAAACCACTGTAATACATTGTTGTTTTCCAGCATATAAGCTTCTTTTTCCAAATCGGCTTTACTGGACTTGGTGAATTGTTTGCTGGAAAGTACTCGTTTCAATCCATCTATGGAGATTTTAAGTAGATACTCCATTGCTTCGGGTTGCATCAACTTATCCTCAATAAATGGGTCATAGTCGGCGTCTTTACTACTAAACTTGGCATTGAACGGGATAATTATCAATCTCCTACTAAATCCATCTGTTCGGTCATTTACATTCGGCAGTTGATTCGCACAAAATATCTGGGTCGCATATGATTCCAATTCAAATGGTTGAGCATATTTTCGCTGGGCTACAAAGGATTCTCCAGTTACAACCTTCTTGAAAACACTCGAACCCTCTAAATATTTATTGCTTATGTCATCCCCGATATTGGCAAGTTTGTTATATAATTCGGCTGGTTTAAATGTATCTTCCAACTCTCGTATGTCCAAGCTGGTATAGTTTTGTTTCCCCAATAATTTCTTGATTAGGTTTAGGATAGTGGATTTTCCGTTACTGCCCTCCCCTGTTAGGATAAAGGCAACCTGCATATTGTTCTTTCTATACAGTGAATACCCAATCATTTCTTCCAACAACATTCGTATCTCGGGGTCATTACAACTAACCTTGTTCAGTGTCTTATCCATAATCTCGTGGTAGGCATATGGATTATAGTTGTAATCTACTCTATTGTTAATAATCAATCTCGGACTATAAGGTAACTCATCCATCGTTTCAATATCCAATATACTATTCTTCAACCCAATATATTTTGGACTTGCGTACTCACCCTTCTTGGTGGTCTTTAAAACAATATACTTATAAACTTCTTTCCTTTGGGATTCCTTCAGACTTGGTATCTTGGACAACATAACTCGTTCAAATTCTTCTGGGTCATTACTGTAAACATTGTCCATAGTGTATATACAGACTTGATTATCAATCTTCATTATGTTACTATTCGCCAACATATAATTTCCAAATCTATCATGTAGAAATGCACCCTTTTCACTAAAAAATATTTCCTCGGAAAACGCTTCATCCCTTGTAATAGTGTCTATTTCCTTGTCGGTCAATGGTTCATACAGAACATATTTATTAGCTACCCTGATTATTTTTCGGACTTCTTCTCTTGACAACCCATACTTCTGGAGTTCCAAAATGTAGTTGAACAATGTCTGATTCCTAGTTTTCGTATGTTTTAAGTCTGGGTCAAATTTACTAATCGGTCTTAGGAAAACTGGCAACTCATCTAATTCTGAATATGTCTGTAACCACTCTCGTTCAATGGTCTGTTGGCTTGTCACATCAACTTGTTCGCCATCTACAATACGCTTGGTTGTCACATCTCGGGTAATCCTCAACGGTACTACCCTATCTTTGCTACCTAATCCAACATCAACTTTTATTCCCATCGCACTGAACACTCCAACGGATTGAGATTTTACCCACCCGTCATCCAGAAAATAAAAGTGCATTCCCCTGCTTGTTTTGAGTATATCGCATCTTAGTTTTAAATCCCTTACAACCCTCAAGACAATTTCTGCGTCATCTTCACTGTCAACATCTATCTGGACAATATCTTCTCGTAATATACCTAGGTAATCACCCTCTGGAGGGGCATCTAACCAATTTGACTTGTCCTTTACAGATGATAAGGGAGTTTTACCGTTGCTTAGTAAATACCCCCTAAATAATTTCGCCATCTACTCATCCCCTCTTATCTTATGCTTGTTTATTTTATAATGATTTCTGTCTAGTACGAAACCTTCTTTTTTAGCCAACTCAATTACAGACTTATTATTTAATGTTTCATCAAGACTTTTTGTTATTTCAGTTTCAGAATGTTTTTCTAATAAATACTTCCCGAAAACTTTAACTTCTTCTGGTCTGTCATATATTTTACAAAGAGCAATACTTCTTGTGATTAAATTTATATTATGGGTGTAATCCTCTAAATATTCCAATCCTTTATCATATTCTGGGTATGGTAATTCTTTTAAATCTATCTTTACTTTTTTATAAAGAGGGCATATATATTTATATGTCTTAACCTTAAAGGGTTTCAATAACCCCTTGGTGTATTTTAAATTTAAATCAATCATCCTAGTAGGTCTTTTTGTGTTTTCCATTGGAACTTTATGGTGAGTTTCACCTGTTACAACATCTTCATAAAATAGACTTTCAGTATAACCGTAATATTTAAAGTTACTGGCTTTGTAAATTGTTCCACATCCTAATCTCCCATCTGCAAAACTTTGAATCGCTTTTATTTCTGGGTATAAGGCTTTTATTATTTTAAAACTAGAACTTATTAAAATTGTTTCAGAATTCATCCCAAGTTCGTCATCAATCCACAGTCGATTCAATTCTACTATTGAATTTTGATTGAAGTCCTTTGAGATGCTTTTATAAGATTTTGGATTCATTAGATTTCCAAAACTAGCAACCCCCAATAACCTTTCATCCTTAAACACGCCTATATTTATTTTACCAAAAGCTGTGTTCCACTTGTGAGAATAATGATTTTCTACAATCATCTTTTTTGCAACTTCCATTTCAACTTCTTTCATTACTAATTCACCGTTAATTTTACTTTGTTTTATAATTTCCACAAAACCCCTCCTTTTGTTCTATGACATTATAATACCACAAAATATGTTAGTTGTCAACCCTATTCCCCCAAAAAATCTTTAATTCTTTTTTCTGCCAAATCTATATACCACTGTCGGTCTAGCCAATGAGGGGTCTCCATCTCGGTTATATCCTCATTTATTATCACGCAATTTTCGGGTGTACCTGCTGTCTTATCTATACTACCAATCTCTTTTTCTTTATGTTGTTTGTAAAGTGTACCCCCATCTCCTAGTGTGGCAAATACCCTATAAACCTTATTGGTCAATGGTTTCCCTTTGTAAATTGCATACTCATATTTAGTACTTACTTTTGTAATAAATTGAAACTCTATCATTCTATTTTCCTTCATTATCGTTTCATATGGTTCAATTCCATTTATAAAATACTCTTTTATAGCTTTATTTACTATTGGTAGATGATAATCCAATTTATTAAGTGGTTTTACGTATGCCCCGATAGACTTTATTTTACCATTGTCATGTAGGAATATTGCGTTATTTACATCTTTTTGCCAAACATTTGTTATTATGTCATGCCCTAGACCAAGTCCTGTTTCTCTCTCCCACTCATCGCATATTCTTTTATATTCTGGAAAATCATCTTTAGAGTGTAATTTTACAAGGATTCCATCAGTATTTATATTTACAGATTCTACCATATGTTCAACTCTTTCCAAAAGCATTGTCAAGGCTAATTGTCCATTAACACACACGCTTCTTCCGTTCCTGGGGTCATACAGTGGATTGTATTTATCGAGTGACCCTCCATATGTTTTATTAAGAACCAATTTATATCTCTCTTGTCTTGGATTACCTTCGGCTTTCAGTTTAAATCTCGTATCATAAATCTCCCTAACCTTATCCTTAAATTTAGCACTTCTGGAAAGAAGGTCAAATTCAAGCATCATGGATGTATACATCAAGTTTACATCACTTAGAACAAAAAACCCTTCCCCGAAATAACTTGGTTTTGCTCCATGAACGCCACCCCATGCAAATTTTGTCGGTATCCCAGAAATCTCTGTCTCCAAATCATCAGTGAAATCAGTTAAATTTTCGGCTCTTTCTTTGAACCACTCTTTGACGAACTTATATTTATTTAATTTCACCTTATCAGTGAATTGTATATCATGCTCATCTTTATAATCCTTCCTAACAGCCCCTAATATATAGGCGGTCAGTTGGGTTTCTGTTTTACTTATCATTGTTAGTGGTAAATTAAATTCTTGAATAAGCCCATACAATGTTTCAAATTGACCAGCAGTTTCTACAAATATATGGAATGTCTCTTTTACATCATACATACAATATTGTTTTGTTGATTCCAGTTCTTCCTTCGTTAATGGTCTATCAAGGTCAAATGGAACATCTGTTTCTCGTATATCGTGTCCAAGAAATGCTTCTAGTTCTTTGAGTGACCTAAACCCGACTTGTGCATCGTAATTTAGTATTGGAAATTTACCCAACAACTTGGAAAACTCCCAACCTTTTCTACCCTCATCTATTATCCATTTAGTTATTTTATACGGGTCGAACCCAGCTAATATTCCCTTGGCTATCCATTGGTCAAACCCCCTAGAATTATACCCCACCCATATAGTGTATTTATATTTTTCGTAAAACTCCTTAAATCCATCTCTATCGTTTATTATACACCCTTCTTCTCTTGTATCGGTATCAAGATAACAAACCATCCAATCATACTTAAATGTCTCAAAGTCATAGAAAATCATAATCTCACCCCTTTATTATGGTGGAGAGTGCCGAGATTCGAACTCGGGTCTTTACTTGTTCCCACGTGGGGTCTTGCAAGTAAATCGAAACCAATCCACCCCCATAGATAATTAAAGGACAGTTTTAAGTGTTGTCCAGCACTATATATTTAATAAAAGGAGGGTCTAATTAAAATTCTTCTTCCTCTTGTAATACCTCCAATTCTGGGAATGACTTTTCGGTATCTTTTTCCCCGTAAGAAACTTTTATGATATGTTCACTGCCTATCGGTATCATTGGTATAGCATCTTCTATGTCTGAAAGTTTAGTGTATTCAATTTCCTCACCCAACATCCCTTCAAGTAAAGCTAACACTTCGGCTATGTTTTTGTCGGTTATAAACTGGTAATTCAAATTTTGCAATAGTTTGTTGTAGAAGAATACCCTATTACTACCTAGTATTCTGAATCTGGCTTTTAACATAGGCAACCCACTATTTTTGGATTCCCCAGCTTCTAGTTGTTCAATTCTCATTTTGTAAACGCCTTCTCCTACTGGCTCCATACTTGCTTTTGCTTGTTCTACATCTTCTGGTTTAGCTATGTTGTCAAATCTCTCCCATACACTACTCATTAAGCATCTCTCCTTTAAAATTTTAGTTTATCTTTACCATCTAAATGCATTATAGCATACCTTGAATTAAAATGCAAGAGTTATTTTTGATTTTTTTTCAATTTATTTTCCAGTTGCTATAGCAATCATAAATTGAAGCACCTCATCTCTACTAAATCCAGCATTTCTCATTTCTTCGTACACTATAAACAATTCCCTAGATGTTTTCCTAAATTCTTTACGTGTCAGTTCTTCGGCAACATCTTCCATCATCTTATCATTAATCTCATCAAACAACCCATCGAACATTCCTGCCATTAGATTAATCCCCCTTCCAAAATATCCTCCATGCTTATTATCGGTGTTTCTTTCCTTCTACTAATACAAGCCGAACATACCCCACAACCTACGGGTTCTTCTTCACCCTGCATCACTTTGTAAAATCTCTCTACTTGGGATTCTACTCTATATAATGCTCTGTCCAGTATTAGTTGTGGTATCTGTATTATTGCTGTGTTTACTGGATTCTCTTTTGTGGCAACTGCTATGAAAAACGGTAATTGCTGACCTGTGTTTTGTCGGACAATTTCTTGATACACAGCTCCTTGAACGTCATACCCCCAAGGGGTGATAAAATCGAAATACTGTCCATCTCTTCTAGTTATGCTCGCCATAACTTTTAGGTCTACTATTGCTTTACCTTCCGAATAGCTGTCAATCTTGATTTTAAAGGGCACACCCGATATTTCCCCTGTCATTGTTACTTGTTTTTCGCCAGAAAGAAATTGTTGGAATATTGTATCATTGGATATTTTCTCTATAACTTCATCGGCAACCTTAAACTCGGATTTTAATTGTCCTTTGGTTGCACCTCGGGATGAAATTATTTCGGGGTGTTCCTCTTTAAATTGTTCCAGTGTTCCAGAAACATAAGCGTCAACGTAGGAACCTACTAGTAAAGCTGTTGATTCATATTTTTCACCACTCATGGCACTTACTTCACATTTCTCGAAAACCTTAAATCTGGAAACACTCATATAATGTTCATCGGCAAAATATTCTTTATCAGTGGACAGTCCATCTGGATTAATCAAATGGATTCACCACCTTGACCTTCTCGGTCTTAACTCCAATATCTTCCAATTCTTCAACTGCGTGTAATCCCATCATAAGTTCGGGTGCAAATTGTCTACCAAAGAAAGTGTATGCTCTATATGTCAACATTATTTCTGGCATCGTCAACCATTTACTACCCGACTTCTTACTCCATCCTTCTGCGTGTGCCATCTTCATTGTGACGGTCGCACCCTTTAGTGTCTTACCATTTCTTTCGGCCGATACATAACAACCCCAACTATCCTTGCCTTCTTCTCCAACAAAATTCACTTCTACATTGGAAAATTGTCCAGATGAACGTATTAAACTTGCAATAGCTTGTCCACTGAAACTTGGCTTTCCTTGGATGATATATAGGTTCTGCATTACTGCTAATGGACTTAACCCCATTCTACTGGCAAGGTCTACACATATGAGTATGTTTTCAGGTCTGTTCTGGTAGGATATTGGGATTACTGTTGATTTGGATAGAAATTCAGCCATCTCCATCATCTTATCCCATTCCAACACTTCTCTTTTAACCATTAATTTCTCGGATTCTTGTGTTACT